TAAATTGCTAGCAGCTTGAATATTTGTTTCTATGTAGTTGTAAATAGAAAGAGTTTCAGTCAACGTATTTAAATAAGCATTACCATCAATATCAAAGTAAAATACAGAAACTGTATAAATCCCCGGGGTATTGTATATGTGAGTAGTTGTAGGAGTATTTTTAGCGCTTAATGTATGACCGTCTCCAAAATCCCATACTGCGACAGATGTAGATATAGGAGGATCTATTAAATTTACTACACCTGTTAAAGAATCCGATATAGTGGAACCAGTAGTTACTGTAGTGAAAGTAAAATCGCTTATTCGAGTAAAACCGCCATGAGTCGACCCTTGGCTATGGCTAGTCACAGGTGCTGGTACAGAGCCAGATGTATTTACCGTAGTAGTAAACGGCAATGGCACATTTAATGGACATTTTTCCTTTACACTCATTAATATTCAACTACACGTTTGTTAGTTACTAAAGATTTTATTTGTATTTTCTCTTTAAAGGCAACAGGGTCTTCTATGTACGGTATTTGAAACGGTAGTAGTTGACACCTAGTGTCGAATTCTTTTTTATCTCTCCCGTTATAAATTGGATTAAAAACACAAAATGACAAACCAGGTATACCTCTATCTAAGTCTGTTCTTATAGTTTCAATAGAATTAATTCCTTGTATTTTTTCTAATTCGTTATTTAAAAAGCGTACATCAATAACATCTCCGAGCTTAAGCCCGTTTACATAACTAGTTATTATATTAAAAACTTTACTCTTTAAATCGTCCTCGTTTATTAGCGCTCTAGCTTCTTTAGTAATAACTAACTTAGTTTGATCTTTATAACTTAGTTTGTTAACCTCTCCTGACATCTTCAAAGATAAATCTAAGTTTAGATATACAGGATCTATAAAAGCTATTTCACTATTTAGTAATTTAAATTCTGCAATCTCGTTACGTATTTTTTCTTTTAACGCATTTGACAAATAATTAGATCTAGTTACTACGGATTTATTTTTTCTTAAATTAGGTACTATAGTAAGATATATGTTGTTTGCATCAGCACTATCTGCAAAAAAGTATTGATTAAATAATGCGTTTGTTTCTTGTGTATAATCTGTTAATCCTAACTCATTTTGCAAATAACCTAGATACTCGTTTGTATAATCACTATTGTTTTGTACTGTTACATCATATACTAAGTTTTTATAATTACGTTCTATAAAACTCTTATAGTCTGGTTTAGTTGTAAGTTTATATTCTGAACTAAAAAATCTAGGAGCGTTTTGTTTTATATCATCAAGAGTTTCTTCTTCTCCAAAGTCTGTACTATCTTCAGTATTGCTTACAGTAGAGTTGACTATAGTTTCTATAGTTAAAAAGCTAAGCGAAGTATCTTGTACGTCAGTAAGAATCTCATCATATTGAGCAGTATTGTAAATATTTAAACTACTACTATTAAATGTATTTTTAGTTACCTTCCCATCTGTACCAGAAGATCTAAGATAGTAAATTGCAACCTGGTCTCCTTGATTTAATTTTCTACCATTTACATTATTACCAAATTTTAATTCGTAATTTTTATTTTCATTATATCTTATTTCAAATGTTCTTTCATTAGGTTTAGAAAGATAAATAGATGGTACTCTATTCCATGTATACCATTTGTTTTGTTCGTTAACTTCTTTTACGTAAACAAAAATATTAAAATGATCTATTATTGTATTATTACCAGGTAATAAATTTACTACTTCAAATCCTTCTCCAAGAGCTGCTGCAACTGGATATTCTTCTAAAGTACCTTCATACATTAACTGACTGCCTATTGCAGTTATTGTTTCAGTTTCAGATGTAAGTTTCTCAAAAGTTACATCTCTAGTAAAAGTAAATGTTTTACCTTGACTGCTAGCAAATGTAAATTTTGGTATTGTATAATAACCTGCAGATAGATCAGATGTTCCTTTTACATCTACAGGTAGTACAGATGTTTGCTTACCAACAGGTTTGTAGTCGATAAGCTTTACTATACGGTTTATATTTTCATATAATTCAGCATCATTAAAATTACTTTCTGCACTAGTTTGGTTTAAGTAAAAAAGTAATGTATGATAAGAGTATGCAATAATATCTATTAGCGCAGAAATATTACTACCCTCGAAATTTTGATCTGTAAAGTTTATCGTAGTGTCGTTATTAATTCTATCGATAATAAGATCACGTAGACTCTGAGCATCAAAGCCTGTATATGCATTAGTTGGTAGATTAAATTCTGTGAAGTTTGCCATAATTATGAGTAATTAAATCCTTGTGTTGTTAATAAGCCAGTAGCTGTCCCTTTTTTATTATTTAGCGACGGGATAGTAATTGATATAGTAATTTTATACTCATTGTTGTTTGGTCTAGCAACAACAGCAACATCATTCACAACTATTCTCGGTTCATATAAAGATAATTCTTCAAATATTGTTTGACCAATTGTCTGCCCGGTTTCTTTTGAGACACTTTCAAACAAGTATTGTTCTAAATCTAAACCAAAGGTAGGATCAAGTATTTTTTGACCTTTTTTTGTATTAAAAATGTTACGAATAGAGTTATAAATAGCTTGTTCATCGTAATCAATTTTTAGATCTTGTTTATTTTTAGATGAACCAGTTGGCTTATCTGGAGTTTTAGCACTTAAATCTATATCTAAATGTAAATCGGCATATGAGTAAGAACGAAAGCTATTGTTATTCTTTACATCTTTTAATATATCTAATTTAAGAGCCATGTATAATTATTTAATTTAAAAATGCTAAAAACAATAAATAATTTAAATGAGTAAATTTGATACTATATTTGAGGCGCAAATTGAAAGGTTCGTTAAATCTGGCCCGATCGCAGGAGATTATGTAAAATTTGCAGGCAGTATGAAATCTTCTGACTGGTACTCTACCTTAGACGAAGCTCGTAAAGCATATGTAGACGAAATCATTACTGTATCAGAAGAGGGAAAACCTCTAATGTTATCTACAATAAAACGAGGTTTGTATGACACTAATACAACAGATACTACAAGTCAAATAGCTGATATTGCTGTTGAAGTTTCGCCTGGTTTTTACGCACAAAAATTAACTATACCTTTAGAATTACTAGAGTTTGCTATTTCTTCAGCAGATGCTCGAGGTACACAGAAAGATCCAACTAATGATCAAAAAGATAACACTACTTTAAAACCTGAAGAAGCGAAAGAAACAGTTGCCGATATAGGGCAACCATGTAGAATTCCAGATGGGGATTATAAAATAACTACTGCGAAGTACTTAAACGCGTAATTCAAGCATACAAGAATAGAAGTTGATCTCCTGATCTATACACTGACTATTCTGATAAAAATATCTCGAGACTGTAATTAAACAGTCTCTTTTTTTATCTTCGTTTATAGAAGATTCGTACAAATAGTCAAATAACTTTTTAAATAACATATCATAATCATTATTAAATAGTGCTTCATTTTCAATAATATACTTGCGTATTTTCATGTATTGTTTTTTAGGCAATAAATCTGATATAATTTCTTCAAAAAAGTTATGTGCATCAAAATCTCTTTGTTGGTTACCATCAGATAAATGATATTTTTGTATAGTATTAATACCTTTACGGAAATCAGGATAACAGCTATCAACAATATCCATAAAGTCTTCTTTCTTTATAGACATATCTTCTTTCTTTACTATAGAAATAAGCTTAGCTATATATGCAGATTTGTCGTAATTAATATCAATAGTTTGACATCTACTCTGCAAAGCAGGTATAATCTTATGTTTATAGTTAGCTGTAAGTACGAATCTAGTTAAATCGTGATATTCTTCAATAGAATTACGTAATGCTTTTTGAGCATCGACAGATAAACCATCACACTCATCTAATATAATTACTTTAATATCTCCGAATAAACTCTTAGTTTGAGCAAAGCTAAGTACTTTAGTTCTAATAGTATCAATACCATTTTCATCTGAAGCATTAATATATAGATATTGACATTTAAGAATATCGTTAACTATGACTTTAGCTAAAGTAGTTTTACCTATACCTGGTAAACCGACAAATAATATATTAGGTAATGTTTTATCTTCCTTTATCTTTTTGAAATAAGTAAGGATATTATCATTTATAACAACATCCTCTAAAGACGAGGGACGATACTTCTCACACCAAATGTCAGATATTTCCATTATTGCCAATATTCAGTGTCTGATAGTTTATCTGTATCCATCGGAGAATCTGTAGAACCAAAACCTGCATCTCCTCTATCAGCTTCAGTTACTTCATCTGCCCAACTAACGTTTGCAGTTATATGAGGATATAATACTAATTGAGCGATCTTACTACCTGCAGGCAACTCCCAATCTGACTCACTGAAATTATAAAGTTTAACTCCTAAGTCTCCTCGATAACCATTATCAATAATACCTAAATGAGGTTGTAAACTCTTTTTAAATCCTAACCCGCTTCTTGGTTCAATTCTAAACCACCACCCCGGTTGTAGATAACCTAGAGTTAATCCTACCGGTACAACAGCTGACCCTTTTGCAGGGATTGTTGCATTTTCTACACTAGTTAAATCATACCCAGAATCGCTAGAATGTGCACGGAAAGGCA